GTGTACTCGATGCTTGTTCTGTTCGTGTTGCCAATTCACTGATACCTGCCACATCTTCTGTTGAAGTTGCCGCACCTTGATTAGCTATGTTGTCAGCATATTGCTTATTTACAAATTGATTAGTAGTTGTGGCAGTTAAATTTGAAGTTGGTAAAACAGTGTTATAAGTCCATAAACCTGTTATATCTTCGCTATTTGCTTTAGCTGGATATAAATTAAATAACTGCGGTGGGTCTGAAAATATAACCTGCGAACCGCCGGCGTGAGAAAATTGCAAAGTAGAAGAAGCGGTATAAGGAGTAATAGGACTTAGTCCCCTAGTGCAACCTGATAAAGTGGCTGTCCCGCCAGCGTTTTGAGCAACTGTTGTACAACTGGCTATTTCTTGTCTTGATTTGCTTCCAGGCTCAAGAGTTATGTAAAAAATATCTGATAAATCAGAGTCTTGTATTTTATAATCATTTTGAGGGATTGTTAATGATTGTAAGGTTATTGAAGTGGCGGCACTTGAAACGCCTGAACCAGCTAAGTTATAAGTTGTTAACGCCGCAGGTTGTGTAGATGCTCCTAAATTACCCGCTTGTTGCTTGCCCTCTAAACAGGCTAAAAACGCTATATTCTGCTCGTATGAGCCATTATAGTCATAAATGCCACAATTATCCGCTATAGGCTTTCTCTCGCTTACAGAGGGCAAATTATAGCTATAATGCTCCCATAGAGTAGAAGCGGCAGTAGCCGGAATAGCTATTAAGATAAAAAGTAAGATTAAAAGTTTTTTCATAGTAGGTGTATTAGTATTTAATATTTATAGCACGTCTTTTTGATAATTCAGCGTTACTTCCGTGAGAAATTATAGCCCAGTATCTGTCTACGGAGTTAGTAGAGAAACTAACATTTATTTCAAAAAAATCTTCTCTGGCAAATTCTTTTATAACTCTAAACTTTCTTGCATTTGTAGGTGGATTTAAAAAACTTCCTAAAGGATTAACAGCTAAAGATTGCTGAGCCAACGAGTTTATTTGCACATTTCCCTCTAAAATGTTCTCGTCATCTCCGTCAATGGTTTGTTCTATTGTTTGTGTGCCTCCCTCATAGTCATAATTAATAGTCATTAAAAGGTCATCCGTATTAGATGTAATTTCTCCTCTAACATAATATTCATCAAAGGTTTTTAACAACCCCTCTTTATCTGATAGATAAGCATAAACAGCTTTAGCGTCTATCGGTATTTTATCGTTTACATCCATTCCGTCATAAACTCCATCACTTGCCCCTTCAAACAAAAGATAAGTTTCAGGAACGGCGTTGCTATGTCCATAAAGCCTAGAACGAATATCACCGCCGTCATCAGCCAACTCTATAACCGACATAGCTCCAACAGGTAAAACTTGAGGTGGATTCCAATATCTTTTTAATTTTCCGTCAGCGTCTTCAATATAATTTAACATATACATTCTGGACTCTTGATTAGCTGTGATATGCAAAGTATTTTTATACCAAGCCATAAATACATCAGGGACGCCTGCGGTAGTAAACCAGTTTTCAGCGTCAAAATCAGGCTTAATGGGCGTTGATAATCTGCGAGGGTTTATTCCTCCTATATTTTCAGGGTCATCAATACTTCTTAATGCAACTTCATTCGTCATATATACTAAAGAATTTCCAATAGGAATAATTGATTCCTGACTTAAGGCTCCCTGGTCTTCTCCTACATCAAATTTTTTAACGATTAACGTTTCTGTTAAAGTGCTTCCAACAGATAGTTGATTAAACTGTGTTCTAAAAATAGTTGACTTGCCTGAAAATATAAGCAAATTAGAACCCAGCGAGGCTATTGCTCTGGTAGTTCCCGATAAAGTGAGCAATGCTCCTTCGCCCGGAACTCTTGGGCTTGAAAAAGTATAATCGGTATAATCATCATTTGCTGAAACATAAACTTCTTCATCATCTTCGCTACCTACTATTATTTGGTTTTCAAAATTATATATAACGTGATTATTTCTATTAGCGTTAGGTTTATCGGTTTGCGTAACTATTTTTTGAACCAAAATATCGTTTGCTTGCAATCCTGTTGTATCTACAATGCCAGTTAACGTGGTTGTGCTTTCTCCGCCAGTATAAGTATATTCTGTCCCCGTCCTAACACAAACTAAAGTTTTATTTCTTGTTGTATAAAATCTGTTTTGAGCAAAAGTAGTCGTGCCTTGTTTAGTAATGGTTGTTCCAGTAATTGAGCTAACAACTGCAACCGCCCCGTTCCATTCATAAAGATTATCATCACCTATAACCATTATTTGTAAATCTATACCCTCGGTAGCATCAAACCAAGTTGCTGGTCTTAATTTTTCGGTAGTTGACCAACCGTTTGACACTCTTGTCCAAGCATTTACAGCGTAAGTATCTACTGTACCTAAATATATTTCCAATTCATCATCATAAAATCTTTGTGGCGCTTGAAAGCCTGTTGAAGTCCACCAAGTCCAAGCGTTTCTTATTGGTGTTAGAGATGTATTAGCAGAACCGAACCTTTCATAGCCTGACCTTATTTTTACTTTTTTCTGAAAATCAATAAGAACATTCTTTGAGCCTGCTATAAGAAATCTTTTATCGGTGTTAGCTGGGTCTGTTGAGGTCTGATAGCCTTTACTTTCAGTTGCTAAATTAAAATCTTTCATAATAATTTGTTTATAAATTTACCACCTACCGCGAGCGGGCGCGCTCCCCCAATAACTAATAGCTTTTTTAGACATTCCAGGATTTTCAAGTCTATATTTATTATATAATCCCGGTTTATCACCTACGCCATATAACTCTCTTTCCGCCCAATTAATATCAAATCCGCTGTCAACTCCTTCTACTTGTTGGGCACAAGCTATTAATGTTTCCAATAACCAAATCTGTATAGCATCGTTGTCTAATAAAACATTATCATCATCTGATGTTGGTCTGCTTATAAGAGTCCCGGCGCTATTTTGAAATATATATTTACCGTAATATTTAAAATCAAAATTTCTTCCAATAGAAAATAATATATTATCTACTCTTATTTGTGTAATGGCAGAGTCTACATCAAAGGTAACTTTAGCAGAATCTATTGTAGCAGGATCGACCGTTCCTACTTCTGTTGCTGTTGACCAAGGCACTTTAATTAGATTCCAACCAACTTGAAAAGCAGAGCCGTCAGCTTGAGTGGTTTGAGCAACGCCAGTCCAGTAATTAGCGGTTAAATCATTTCCCCAAATAATAGACACAGAATTTATATTTGCTAAATCAGTTGAGTTTTTAACATAAAACCAAGCAAATACATCTGCAACTTCGTCTTCATTAGTCAAATCTACTGCTGATAATGTAGTATTCTGTATTCCGTCTCCCGAAGCCGCCACATCAAACTTAATAGAACCATTGCCTGATTTTTTAAATATAGTGTCTTGAGCCAAATTAGAGGCTGTGCCAACTGCCGACCAAGTACCATTATCTGTTAAAGAGTTGAGTGTTGACAACACTTTTCCTTGTCTTGAACGCCAGTTAATGCGTATTATTTTAGAGCCTTCACTTCCTTCTATGCTTATTTTTTTCTGTTTTATTGCCTTCTGGACATCAAAATAATTAGCATAATTTCTCAATGCGTTGTCCGAATTATTGCGATTATCTTGAGGAATTAAATCTATAATCTTTTTATAATCGCTAGGCAAAGAATAATTATAAATATCATCGTGAACAGTGTTAGACAATGGCTGTGTTCTAATAGTATCAACGGGGTCTAATTTTAATAACATAGTATTGGCGGCACGTTCAAAAACAGCCTCAATATTGCGGACTTTATTTAATGAACCTCCGTGTAACATTCCAGTTAAATGTTCTTTTGCTTGTGTTATTGTAATCATTTTATTTATTTTATAAAACCATATTTATCTTATTCCTTCTCGTCTTACGAGTTCTAAATAAACATCTGATGCCGCACCATTAACAGTATATTCAATACGTAAGTTATTAGTTGCTAAATTAGTAATAGGAAATCCTTGCATTGGATAAGTAATAGTGGTAGAAGTTGCCGCACTAAATTGATTATAACTATTATCTATTAAAAACCAATTTCTTGTACTAGCAACTTCATCATTAGACTGATAAAGAACATAGCTTAAAAATGGAACAGTTGTTGAACTGTAAACCATCGCATTTATATAAGCTAATTCACTTGAATCAATACCCATAACATCGCAAGTAGTAGATGCTTTACCTGCCGTAATGTATTCAGGTGAAGTTGTAGCAGTTTGACAACGATAACGACTTACAGTCATATTGCTACCTCCCAAATTTTGCTCTTCTACTTCATACTGGATATTATCCAACTCTTGAGATGTGCCTTTTATAGTCAAAGCATAAGCTCCGCTAACTATAAAAGCTAGTGCTAAAATTGATATTATTATACTTTTTTTCATAATTTTATAATTAATTAATTATTTATTCTTGCTTCCCAAAAAAATTGAGAAGCAAAAGAGATAATTAATCTACGTGTACTAACTCGCTTAATTCACAAACAACGTCAGTATCAACTTTTCTATAACAATTTAGTACGGACCATTCTGCCCCGTCTATTACATCAACATTGGTATCAACACCAATTAGATCAATGCCGGCGCCTTTAGTTATTGTCATTGCAACAGCGGCAGTGCTTGAAGCATTTTGTATCCACCAGCTTCTCATATCACCAGCATTAGGCAACAATGTAGTCATTGTGCTTGTTGCGGGCAAGGTAAGAGCAAATGAAGTGCTATCTGTTGATAAAACATCCAAAACAGAATTAGCTAATAAATTTGCTTCAGTTAAAGTACCTGCGCTAGCAGAAGTAGTTGATGCTAAAGTACCATTACCTGAAGTTAAGCCAGCTATATCTGTTTCGCCCGTAACACTAAAAGCTCCGCCAATAGTAGCCGCTCCAGTAGAAGTTAAGGTAGTTCCTCTAACTTCTCCGGCGACAGGCGAAGTGCTATCAGCGCTTATTCCGTGAGGAAATCTTGTGCCTGAAGCACCTAATACACCATTTTCTTGCAAGAAGTTAATAGCAGACTCTATAACACTTGAATTGCCTTCATTAACTACTTTAGCTAATTCAACCAAATCATTAATGTTTCTATTTTCAGCCGCCTTAACACTGACTATTCCCACAGTTAAAACTAATGCAATTATCCCTGCGATTATATATCTTTTGTCTTTAAACATAGGATTAAACATTAGTTAATTAAACGCTTCCGTTAGATGCAGCATATCCGGTCCAAGAACCAGGGAATGTAGTTTCATGGTATTTGTAAGTCATATTCCAAGAATCATTATCAGAATATTTTGGCTCAACCATTTCGGTTACCAATCCATAGAATACCTTGCGAGTAATCATGTGGTCTTCTGAAATAATATGATATGAAGTAGCGGCATTAGTGTTTGAATTTAAATTAGCGCCTGAATTTAAGAAAACAGAAGCTCTAATTTGTACCTGACCATAATCTGTATCAAAGATATTTAGATTATTTTCAGCACTATTAGCTACTAAACTTGAATTTTGCACCTCTTTAGCGGTTTTGTACAAGATAAAAGGCACTAATATACCGGAATAAACGTGAGAACCGACTTCTCCATCTTGAGCTCTCTGTTCAGCCAAAGAATTGACTAAAGTCCAAAGATTATCAGGAGTAAGTGAGCCTGTTTCCAAGTTATCTACGGTATCACCGCTTAAGGTTACATGGCTATTAGAAGCTAAAGCCTGTCCGTCTGGAGTAGTATTGAAACTACCACTGAAAGCATCAGCATAAGTTTCTAATATAGCCGTTTTATCTTGAGTAAGTTTTGCTCTATCACCAACTTGTTCACCAATCATTTCTCTTTTTCCTACGTGATCAGCTCTAAAAGCTTCATCAGAAATAGGAATTCTTTTAGTGAATTTTTGTGATGCTTTAGCTTTGGTATTACCAATCCAAGTATCTGTTGTGTAAATCTCTTCTTGTTCATCAGTCTTTTGGAACTCTCCAACATTGGAGTCTTCATCCCAAATAAACTGTAATAAATCAAGAGGACCTTGTTTGAAGAACATTCCATCTCCTGCAGAAAGATATTGAGGCTGATTAGCTCTGCCATATCTCTCATACATCACAGTATCTATTTCTGTTTTCCGTTTTTGTTACTTTTGCTCTTTGAATATATTGATTACCTAAAAATGTAAAAGTTTTTTTATGACACTCTTTGCATAAAGTCCTTCCGTTATTTAAGTCCCATAAATCTTTACATTGTTTTGCTTCATCTAAAGATTTTATCTGATATTTGTTTACAATTTCTGAAAACATTATTAGATAATGGTCTACATTTAATTCTCCACCACGTTTATTACATAGCTGGCAAGTATAATTGTCTCTTTCAAAGATAGTTTTACGCCAATCTATATATTTTTTACAAGTTCTTATTTGCGCGGATATTTTTGTAATACCACCTTTCCAATTTCCATTTTTTTCACCAACACCAATTCCAGTTAAACCTTTATTCCAAGCTGTTATCCCCTTTTTAGTGCCAATTCTTCTAGTTTTAATGTCAGCTTTTTGAAAAATTATTTGTAATGTCGTTTTACAGATATTGTATTTATCAGCTATTTCTTTAAATGTTAATCCAGACTTATACTCTTTATTATATAAATCTAAATTATCCCAAAGTTTTGATTTTTTTCTTCCAGAATTTGCATAACTAATCTGACAAGAACGAGAGCAAAAATATTGTTTTCTGCACTCATAATCAGAAACTTCTTTGCCACATTTTTTACATTTTAGTAATCTTTTTCCCATATACTGCTAATGATAGCATAATATATGAAAATATTCAAATTTTAAGAGCAATGGCTAAGTTATTTCTACTTAGCTCTGCGACTTCATTTAGGTTATATCGCAGACCAGACTGTCGCTTCACCCTTTCGGGGCTTCCCCACTCAGTCGTTCAGGCTGCACGGCTTTCGCCTGCTTGCCCCCCGTCGTCCACCTCTGGACTTCCGAGCCAATCAGAGGAAGTTTTACTATCCATATTTCTATGGTAGGCAGCATTTTAATTTACTGCATCTGGAGATAATGCTCCTGTGTGTCCACCTGTATAGAACATATTTTTAAGAACTTAGTTAATTAAAGATTACTTATGATGCGTAATCATTATCAATACGATAAGCTAATTGGTCTACTAGAATATCCAGTGTTCCATGAGCTACACTACCTTCTACAATTTGGAACAAGTCTGTATCCACAGACGCAGTATCCTTAATTGTATAAGACTCACCGCCGTCAACAGCTCCAGTAGCATCGTAGTCTACTCTAGTTACATCGCCAATAATTCCTAATAATTCAGCGGCAGTATCAATACTGGCTGCTGTTTCCGCTTTACCTCTAATTCTACCAGCATAAGCGATAGGATTAGCTGTCATAGCAGTTTGAGCTATTAAAGTGCCTGTTTCTAAAGGTAAAGCTTCTTTCATAGCAATTCCACCAAAATAGTTAGTTCCATTGGTTACGAAATCAACGGTAGCTAAAACGTAAGTATTAGCAGACGCAACACCTGAGCTTAAAGTAGCGGTTGAATATAAAGGCTCGCCAACTTCAAATCTAGTAGCAGAAGCTGCCACACGTCTTGGAAGCGTTACTTGCGGACCAATAACTTGTAAATCTCTTTTCATATTTTCAATATTAAAACCAAAGACACATAGTGCCTCTGGCTGATTAATTAAACGTCGCAATATCTAGTATTGCTTTGCTGTTTCCAGCGTTGTTTTAAGCAAATTTATGACCTTCGGGATAAACCGCTCCAGTTTTCTTATCATAGATAAGCTTTTTACCGTTTGCAGTTGTTTTCTCATATTGTTTTGTTTGGTTGTTAAACACAAACCCTCTTCTACCAATTACAGTCTTAATGTCGCCTGACACTTGACTGTCTTTGGTTGGTTGAGGCTCAATATGAGTTTCGGCAGTATCTCTATTGATACCGTCTTTACCCTTTAAGGCTCTAAGAGCTTCATCTCTTTCAGCTATTAGCTTATTGCCGTTAGCCAAAACATAAGACTCTTTAATTTGCTCTTCAAGAGAATAATTAGCAGGGAAAGTTCTATTTTCCCATTTAGCTAAGATTAACTTTTTCTCGTCTTCCGAGCCAGCTAATCTACTTGCTAAAGCTTCTGCGTTTTGCTTTTCAATTACCTTTCTGTTCTTCTGTTCATTTTCAGCAAGAATTTGAGATAACTCAGCTTTAGTTAAAGGTTTATCGTCGTTATCTTCTGATTTATCTCCTTCTCGTTTTTTTTCTGAATCTTTAAACCTTTTATCTGCTAAAGCTTTTTCAGCTTTAATAGCCTTTTCATTAGCAATAGCTAATTCTTTCTCTAGTTCAGCACTATAATCAATTTTTGATGTGCTTTCTTCAGTTTTAACTTTTTCACCTTCTTTTTGTGAATCAGTATTAACATCTTGCTTTTCAGCTTCGGCTTTCGCCTCCGCTTCGGCCGCAAGTTTAGCCTGTTTTTCTTCATCAGTCATAGACATCCTCTTATTAACCCTTTATCTACTTTGAGGTTCAAGTAGAGAGTATCTGCTTTAAGCAGTAGTATTAAATTTTCCACTTCCTTTTTGAAGTGAGTTTAATCTTGTTTTAAATGTATCAAGCGTTAGCAACCATAACTTGCCGGCAATCAAATCATCAACACTTTGTGAATCCACATACATTTTTTTATTAGACTGATATTTTATATCATTCTGTAAAATAGACCATAGCTTTGAATTTCTAAAATTATCCGCTTCAGCTATTAATAATCTTCTAATATCGTCATTAACTGGTTTTTCTTTAAAATACCAAGTTCCGTTTTTATCAGTTAAAATATCGTCTTTTGAAATTGTATTGTACAATTTTTTTACAGCCAAAGTAAGTATTTTATGCTTATCTTCGCTATTTTCAATATCATTTATAGCATCAGCTATTGTCAGATAACCTTGCTCAGTAAATCCGCCTAATTTTTCTATTAGCCATTTTTTCATTATTTTTTAACTTTATCTTTTTTTTCTTCTCTTTTTTGTTTTTTACCAGCCATTTCTTCGGCTTTTTTATCTTTTCTTCTCTTATCAAGGGTTTCTTTAGCTTTTACCTCTAAAGGTAATTCTTTCCCCTCGGGATATTCAAACAATTCTCCATCAACTCTAATCTGAATAATCGGTTCTGGATTTTCAACTCTTTTGTTCTTTTTAAAATCCCAAAAAGAACCAGTTTTAATCTTACGACCACCAGATAAAATCAATCCGCCTAATCTATCATAGGCTGCTAATTTTTCTCCTTCTGTAGCTTTTTCTCCAACTCCACCAGACATTTCTCCACGTGCATTTGGTGAGCCATAGACAGCTCTTTGATATTTACTGTCATTTTGGATAACATATTCTTTTAATTTCATACGTTTTTTATTAATTAATTATTGTATATTAGTCGGAGCAACAGGCGTTCTACCCATTGTCGCTGGCTGTAATTGATTATTATTTGGAACTGCTAATTGCTCTTGCTCTGGTTGTTTTTTTATTAATTCATCGCCCTCGCTTTGGAAGAAAGCATATACTAATTTCTTATCTAATTTTTCCATATCAATATAAGGGTCGTTAGCTAGTATTCCTCTTAACTGAACAAGTAATTCCTGCATATATTCATTTGTTTTGCTAAACATCTGCGTAACATCAACCTTGCAAAGATATTTAAACTTAGCAAATATTTCAGGATTAACCAGTGCAATACTATTTTTCTTATCGGGATAACCGGACTGCTCTAATAATTCCATAGACTTATATTTCTTTTCTTTTGCCGTCATTTTTTTACCCATTAAACTTTCATCAAATTTAATAGTCTTATTTCCCATTCCTCCGCCCGATACTTTGTTGTCTAAAAAGAATTTAGGATATTTAAGAACAGTCTGTCCGCCTACTAATTCCTGAACCTGCGGGACTGTTATATTATTTATAGCTATGTCTTTCATCAAATCTCCGTATAAAACCATACTTTCAGCTAAGGACTTGCCTACTGCTCTTAATATCTTTTTGGCGTCTGCTCTTGACTGAGCCACAGTATAAGCTTTCTGTGAGGCTTCTGGAAGTTGTCCTTGCATAGTCTTTGATAGTGAGCCTTCATCCATAGACTGCTCAATCATAGGCATAGCAGTATTAAGTATAGAACCTTGTCTTGGCGGTAATAAAGGATTAACTTTACTGTCTTTATCTTCAAGTGTAATAACAGCATTAGGAAACATTACCTCTGAGTCTATCTTATCAGAACCACTAATAGCAATCGGCATATTAGCTCTTAATAATTCGTCATTCATTCCAACTTCATAAACAGCGTCTATAAGCATATTATCCCAACCCAACACATTCATCATTGACTTGTAATAAAAGAAATGGTCTCCTATTCTGTTAAATCCGAACGGTATTTTATTGTATTTAGGCGCTCCTCTGTTATCTCTGTGCTTTATGGGATTATTCTCTACACTTCCCATGTTACCCATATAAATACCATTAACAAAAGGTATCTCTAAATCTTCTCTGCGGTTTTTATATATTTCTTCTGCTACTAATTTATCATTTTCAATATCGTCTTTAATATTATAGAATAATCCGTCTTCGTCATTATAAACAGACTTAATCCCTTCTTGGACAAATATCCAATTAGGATGATCACCATATTTAGCCTCTAACTCGTGATAATCTTTATAACATCTCTCTATAATCGCCTTCTGCCTTTGGATATTCCTTTGATAAGCATTAGTTATTAAAACTTGATTAGGTGAGTATATCGGCGCTTTAAATCCGCTTAATACTTCATCTAATATTTCTTTTTTAGTATAACTTCCGTCTGCTTGTTTTTCTTTAATCTTTTGAAAGACCTCGCAATATTCAGTCCCTAAAAACGTAACTGGGTTGGTTTCCATACTGAATACTAACTGCAAAAAAGAATTTTGATAATCAGAGTTAATCGGCTGTGCCATCCACTCTATAATATCTTGCATTATTTCTGATATTTGAACATCAACCTCGTCATCGCTGTTTTGAGCTACAAATAACGGCAGTAAATAATTAGCTGTTAATTGAGAGTGCATAGCAATACCTTTATTTCTTGCCATACTGCGTGTCCCTCTCCATTTCCAGCTTTCACTTGGGTCTTCAAAATCAGTATCAACAAAAGCATTAAACATCATCTGCCCTCTATTTGTGTCTTCAATAACAGAACGATTATTTAATTCAACATAACCACGCTGGATAATATCAATTCCTGTAATATAATCTTCTTTGACAATTTTAGTAATATCAATCACTTCTTGAGTTGGTTGATAAGATGATAATTGTTTTTTTCCTTTTAAATCTCCAATCATATTTATCTAAATCGGCTATAACCGATAGATGATTTATTAATACTAACTCCACTTTTTGAAACGCCTGGTCTATATACGTGTGTTTCTTTTTTATCTTTTTCCACTAAATCGGCAATAGCATAAGATATAGCATCCATTGGGTCAGATCCTTCGTGGTCTGGCTCTCCTTTAGGGTTTCCGTCTTTATCTTCCGCCCAGTGGTATTTTTCGTAAGCTTCCCACACCCAATTACCATAAACAGGATGATTTTTTCTAACTACTTTTATTCTTTTTTCTGCGGTCATTTTTATCCTTGTATCTACGCTTCCCGGACCGAAGATTGATTTTACTGCGTTTATTCCCTTGTCTTCCATTAAGGATATGCTCTTAGGTTCGTCAGCTCCGAATACTGCTCTTATTTGTCCGTCTGGATCTATATTTCTAATATCCGAAGCAACAACCGTGTCTTCTATTTCATTGCCATAAGTTATTCCGTCAACTATATAATAACCATCGCAATAATATAATCCTATTGTAGCAACAGGGTCAGGAAACCATCCCCAGTCTCCTCCAATTCTTAATAATTTAGCATCTTCCGGCAATTCATCTATAAGCTCCCAGCCTTTATAAATCTTTCCTCTAACTACTTCGGGGATATAGCCCTTAATCATCTGGTAATAATAGGCAGGGTTTGTCTTTTTATATTCTTTATATCTCTTAACGGTATGCTCGTCTAAATTAACTATATTATCTAAATAATTTCCTTTAATAAAGACTGTATCAGTTATTCCCTTCTTTAATTCTGGGAGATAGAAATCAGCTACTCCTTTAATTGGTATTAAGTCAAACCATTTCTGAATAATCCAATGATTTTTAAATGGCGGATTAAGCAATAAAACTATATGAATATCACCTTTAACAGTTCTTAATGAGTCATTTAAAGTTCTAAATTCTTCTTCGCCTATTTCTTCCGCTTCTTCAATTACTATAACATTATAATTAGCTAATGATTTTAGTCTAGCTGTCAGGCTTCCACTGCTTGCTTTAAATCCGTGTCCTTTAAATGAATTATTTCCGTATTTAATATAAAGATCAGAGTCTACAACGTGCAAGGCTTCTTTTATTCCTTGTTCTTCTGCTCTATCTACAAGCTCTCGCCAAATAGAATGCCTAATATCAGATTGAACTGCTCTCATTAAAGCTCCTCTGGTAAATTCTGGTGCTATTAACTTTGAAAGAGCATACTGGCTTCCTGCGGTAGACCTGCCCGCTCCACGACCGCCCATACAGATATAATATCTAACATTACTTTCCCATAATGGAGCAAATATTTCATTCACTGTTTGTTTTACCGCTATCTCCATTGTATTTTTCAATTTTAATTGAATTACCTGCTATTTGAATTGCTCCGCCGTCAGCTCCTGTAAGTTCGTTTTTCTGTATCTGTATCGGCATCCCATCAAGATAATTCCATATTAACTTAATTATTGCGCTATCTCCATCAACTATTCCTTTCTTTAAAATTGTTTTAACAAGTGCTTCTTCATAAGAATAATTTTTTCCTTCTGCTATTTTAATCAAAGCTTCTTTTACTTTTGTTGTAAAGCTTTTATTTCCTTTTTCTTTTCCACCAACTTTCGGATGACCTTTTTTAAATTTACCTCTTTCATCAAATAACTTTTCCCTTTTCACTATTTTTTCACTATTGTGTGATTTTTTTTTATTCATAACTTTTATGCTTTTTGTCCTGCTATGTCAACTTAATAGCCTTCTGATTTGTGTAGTCTTCCCATCTTTTAATTATCACATCACAATATTTAGGGTCTAATTCAGACATATAGCATATTCTGTTTGTTTTCTCACAAGCTATTAGAGTGCTTCCGCTTCCACCAAATAAATCCATTACGATATCATCTGCCTTACTTGAGTTGTGTATTGCGTATGTTATCAGCTCTACTGGTTTTTGGGTTGGATGTTTATATCCTGCAACACTATCTCTTTTCATTGTCCATATCGTTGTCTTTCCGTTTTGTTCATCTCTAT